GCATCAACATCGCTCATAACGGCCTTCTACGGCTTCTCAAAGGGTGATTCAGGCTGGCTTGTGTCCATTTCAGGGAGAGAAAGGTCAGGAAAGACAGGGGGGGTAGACTGTCGCCCTAAAAAAAGCGCCTCTGAGGCGCGACCTTTGCTTGCGTTACATCTTCGACAAGCAGCAACAAGGTTATCTAGGTCATCTGTGCCACCTAATACTCGTGGTTGTATGTGGTCTACTTCGTTAGCTGCTTCTCCACAATACGCGCAAATGTGATTGTCTCGTCTCAACACCAACAATCGTTGTTGCTTCCATTTGTAACTACCAAGATGCTTACTACCCATTAGTGCCAGCCCTTACGATTAAAGTGTTTGAGTGCATTACACATTCCGTTATACCTAGCCTTAGAGTAACGCACACCCCATCTTACTTGCGCTATTGGGTCAGCAGTCTTTAGATATATTGAACGCCCTTGTGGTATCCCATAATGATTACCATTCTTAGCATCAGGCCGCCAATTGCTTTCTTTTGTATATAGCTCTAAAGCGCATTTGTATTCAGATTTACTTAATGTGGCTTTTGCATACATCTTCGGAGTAATCTGTTTAATTGTTATTTGAGTGTGAACTGGAGCGTAGGCGTAAGCCGAGCCAGATAATAGAATCCCCACAACACTTACTACTGCGCAAGCTATCCGCGTGGCGGCTTGCGCTGAGTGCTTGAGGCACTCTAGCAAGCTAAGTGTAATGCCCTTGTCAAATCCATTATTCATTTGAGCGTTCTCCTTCGGCGTGTCATCTCACTATGTGAGACGTTTCGGCTATCGGTTATCGGTCTTGTAAAAGCCCTTCCCACGGAATACAACTGCCGGTGCAGTCCAAATGCGTGTCATTGTTCCACCGCAAGTACATTGGATGGATTCAGGATTGTCGGTGGTCTCGTATATAACTGCACATAAGTCGCAGCCGTAATCATATCTAGGCATTTATCCCACCTATCTGGCACGTGCGACACATTGTGTTAATCCACGAACCACATTGTGTACATCTTTTGGGTTCTTGGTTAGCTGCATAAGTTTGTAGGATATTCATCAAATCCCCTAGGCGCATAAAGGCTAAATACTGCCCCGCATCTTCTCCTTGGCCGTTGCATCTTGAAACGACAAAGGCAAGTTTATCACCTTTATTAGTCTCAGCTTGTTTAATCCAAGCGAGTGGCGAGAAGTCTGAACGAGCTTTAACTTCTATTGAGAATGGTATCCCTGTTATATCTTCGCCCTGTCTACCTGCCCCTGTGGACTCAGCGTAGGGATACCATTGTTTTAACCACTCAGCTACAACAGATTGTGTCTTGTAGCCTCTGTGTTTGCGGTGATTAGCCATTGACAGCGTGGCACTTCTCGCATTGCCATTGAATTGGAGTTATACTTTGCACCCTCACAGTAGTATCCATGTGAGGCATTTCGTTACACATTTGACATATCAGAACCGGCACATCTCCCAGCAAAGTTGTTGTGCCGTCTGGTCTTATTATTTCAACATATCCCATTTATTCCACCCCCTCAGGTAATCGAAAATGTCCATCCTTATTTAATTTGTACCAAATTGCTTGGCATTGTTGAGCTTTTGGCAAAGTCTTAGATGGACACATAGCACCTTGCCATGACTTACCATTTGTTATACCGGTCTTTATATCGCGTTCTCCATGCATACAAGTTGGAACGATAGTTACTTCACCAAACGATTGCTGCACTAACTCCGCTGCTACTCCAAGCGTTGTTATCTCTTGCTTAGGTTCAGCTCCTACAAATTCATCCCATGTATTGTTAATTGCTAGGGGTGCGTTTGCTATGGTTTGACTAGCAATGTCATTCTTTAATCTAGCGACTTTTCCCATTTCTTCTCGGCTAGGGCGTTTTCCTTTAGCTGCGTAACCTGCGTTTGCAAGAGCCCGGCCAATCGCGCTAGTCTCGCAATTCTCCAGCGCACTAGTCGAATTAACGCCGCGGTCAGAAATCTTCTCTTCAGCGTATCCGGTTGCGAACGCGACACCATCCGCAAAAGTTCTGTATATGTACGCTTTAACAATAAATCTATCATTAGCAAAACTCTCCAATTCTGTGTCAATTCTGAAATCTGGCCAATCTGAAATAAATTTCTCTAAACGAACTTCTACTGTCTCGTAATTGTCTAGGTTAAAAGCCATTTAATACTCCTTGTGTAGTGTTTCCATTTGTCTTTGCATATTCTATTTGTTGGTCTAAGGAGAAATAAGAGCCATCAGCCCACTTAGATACATCTATCGCACAGTCATTACAATAAGAACGCTTACGCCCATGACTTTTTGGAAGTTGACTATGAACAGTCCAAGCAGCTTGTTGCTGCCCTTTAATAGAATTAGTTGAAAATCTGCTCTTGCAGTAATCGCACCAAATTCCAAGTTTTGCTTTAGTCAGCAATATAGTCATCATTCTCTGTTGCAAGTTCAGCTGCAAGTGCGAGATATGCACAAGCATCAACGTAGGAGTCAATATGGTGAGGACTCTCTTGTATTCTTGAGAGTTTGACTTCCACGAGTGCCAGACACGCTTGGTAATCCGCAATTGGGATTTCAAAGAGCTGTTGGAGTCGCAAAGCAATTCGGGTTTGGTTAATTCTTGGATGGCCATAAATTGCGCCTCTGTCTCCGATTGCATCAGTAGCACTTAGTAATATCTCTTTAGCTATCATTGCGAACCGGCACACGCATTAGTGAACGGCCAGCAATGTAACCCTCACGTTTGCCATTGTTAAAACCTTGCCAATAACAAGCAAAGCCAACCAATACTGGACATACAAGCGCGACTAACAAACTCAAAGCATTTAGTTCTTCCATTATGCACTCACTCTAGCTGCATGAAAATCATAATCTGAGATAAATGCCCATTGTTCTAATGATTCATCGAATGAACTAGTGAAATTAAATCCACGTTCATTAAGGAATTGACGGCAAAGCATCATGGATGAGTAATCTTCTACCCAATAAATGTGGCCTGTTGGCATTTCAACATCAAAGTCAAAGCGAAATTCTTGGTCTTGCCAAGCTTTAGCATCCCATTCCATAGCAGTTTCAAATAAATGTTCAAAGTCTTCTGCTGTGATATCCATTTTGTAGCCCTTCTTGTCGGCTACTGTGCTTCGCCAACACCTAAAGGGTGGCACTTAATTAAGGCTAAATCAACCTCATAATGGCATATTTGTATAACGATTTGATAACGAAATCCTCGTCATATCCAAGCCAAGCCTCGCCGCAACAAGCCTCATCCATAGACTTTGCCTTCAAATATGAAGCTGCCGTCTTTTTCAAAGTATGTAAGAACTGGGCTTACCTTATTCTTATCTACATATACAACCAAGAACGCTTGTTGCCAGTTCGGATTGGCAGTATATGAAACCTTCTTGTAATCCATCAAATGTCCCACTTCATAACCCTTTAGAACACGCCCTAAAACGCCCCCAGAGGCCTCTGAGAAGGCAGAAATTCCAGCTCTGTGGGTGTGTCCTTGGATAACATTTTTACCCGCTTTACGGGCGTTCTCAAGCCCACTAAGACCCGGTGTAGGCTTTACGCTACCTGTGTCTCCATGTATTACAATCCAATCTTTTGCTATCTCTAATGGGGCTTTATGGAACTTAATCCCAAGTTCATCCATCTTCATAAACTTTTCAAACTTGAGTTCAGGTAATGATAGAAAAGCAGGGATTTTTTTCATAATTACGTTGTATAGGCGGTCTGTATGGTTACTGCGTATCATGTCGGTAACCTGCAAATCGTAAAGAACATCAACAGCCATGTCTCTATCGGCTGCCAGGGTCTGTTCATACCAACCCGGTGTGCCCTCTGTCCAACGCGAAATTTGAGGTAAATCTATTTCATCGCCACAGCTGATAACTTGGTCAAACTTCTGTTTAGCGATAAACCTAGATAATGTCTTGGTGGCTCTTACATCGTGATATGGAACTTGCAAATCTGGAACGATGCAGATTTTTTTCAAGGTTAGTCCTCGTCATCCTCATAGGGAGTGAAATTTGGATTATTGGGGTCAAAGTCAATAGGTGTAGGAAGAAGCCAATCTGGGTAAGAGGCTTTGTCCATAATCATTGCCATACATATATCAACGTTGAATCCAGCTTTGCGCAAGGCCTTGTAATACTCATTAAGTCCAATGCAATACATCTCCAATGGAGAGTAGGTATCGTCTTGGACTTTAACTTTGCGCGCCATAGGAAAATTATCGCTCTAAAAGTATGTTATAAATCTCATCAACACGCGAGTTTAGGCGTTTAATTTCGCCAAGCAAATGCGTAATTACATACCCAGACAAGCCACCAATAATAGAAACTGTGGCTATGTATAACGTTAAAAAGTCTTGTTGGTTCACTTCTGAATTACCAGCGTTGATAGGTTGGATGTGCCAGCAGAAGTAACAGCATAGATAGCGTTACCGTGATTCTGGATTACTGTTTTATCGCCATTATCCATTCGGTATCCATTAGCAACAGTTACGTCTGCACCGCCAAGATACAACGTGCCTGATGAGGAATGGAAATGGACTTCCTCAGCAGCTTGGTCATCTGCTACCACTACTGAACGTGTGGTTGT